CCACCTGGTCCCACTTGTCCTGGCACCACACCACGTGGACCACCAGTTATTGCACTTAATCCTGAAGCACCACCGGAGGGAGCCTCACCTGCGGAACCGGGGACGGGTTGTTCCATACCAGGGGCTGCAGCCTCAGCAGAAGGTGGCGGTGCCTGAGGGGCAAACGCTTCCGCGATTACCTGCTCTATAGGTTGACCTTTTTGTCTACCCGCTATAACTGTTGCAATACGTGAAAGAATCTCACCAGGATCTTGACCCTGTGTTGCCAATGAAGGAATCGCTTGAGCGTATCCACTTATTGCTGCAACGAGAGAATCGCGCAGTTTTTCTATTTCAATTTTTTGTTCTTCTTGTGTAACATTTATTTCCCAAGGCATCTGACGGCGGAGGAAGTCACGGGAAATTAATTGGTCTCCACGCGCTTGAAGTCCGAATACCAAAGCCTGGTTGGGGTTTAATCCGGCCATCAGTCCATAGGTGATGTCAACCGTATAATCCCCATCAATATCTTTCTTGGGGGTATAGGTGATTTCATAAGGTGCGCCAGCATCTACGCCGCGCACAGTCTTTTCAATATTACCGAAAAGTTTTTCATCAAGTTCAAAGCAAAGTTCAAATACTTGTTTTAATGCTTCAGCTAAAACTGATTGTGCTGTTTTAACTTGTGTATCAAATCCACCCATAAGGGCTTCAACACCACGACCAGTAACAATAGAACCTTGGCTTACACCTTGTCTACCTTCAGGGTAACGTGCACCCATACGCATTTCTTGATCAAGTATTGCTGATTCGGTAAATAATCCAGGGGGCACATTTAAATCAACACGTCTAATCTTTTCAGGAGATGCAGAACGTATAGTTGCGTCAGGTCCCATTTCAAGGACGTTAACATCTGCTGGCAGCGCAAAAGGTGCCTGAACAGATTTTTGTGCCGCCTCAAGTTGCAAAGTAGCAAAACGGGCACGTGCGACTTGTACCCAAAGAACATCATCAAACTGTCCACGTTGTTGCTCATCAGAGTCAACACCAGGACGGACAGCGAAAACAACATTAAGTTTACCAAGAGGATTCTTAGCACGTTGTAAAACGTAGTTTGCGCGTTCAGGTAGAAAAAGAACTGTTTCATTCTTATCCATATAGCGCACAAGTTGAATAGGGCGCATAGAACCACGTTGTTCAAACTTACCAAGGATTACAGATTCGTATTCTGGGAAATCGTTAACTAGATCTTGTGCAGCTTTAATGTAAAGTTTTGTGTAAGACAACAGACGACCAAAGCGGTCAAACTCAGGATAAGAGTTAATAGGGTTATCTATGCGAATACGTGGGGCATTGTTTTCGTAATCAGCTTCAACAATGAAAGGTAAAGCACCGAAAGTAATATATCTATCGGCACCGGTAAACATTTCAACTTGTAGGCGTGAAGTGTCTCGGTAGCCGGCAGCAATCATTGTTCTCTTGTCGGCACGGGTACGTGCACGGTCAGATACAGCGTTAGTTGCTGAACAGTTAATAGCAGGCAGTGGTGCAATTACTTCAGCGATGTCTCTTGCGGCAACGTCAATAAAGTTTGCCACCATAGGTTTAGGGTATTCGGCAGGGAACAAACCAGGGAATACTTGGTTTATGTTTCCTTTACGTACCTCAAGTACGTCACCCCAACGGGCATCACGGTTTGCGTAACGCTGTTTTAGTTGTTGATAGGCGTTAGCAATATCTTCAATCTTTCTTGCCACATTAATCCTTTAGTAGGTTATTTCTTTTTCTTATTTCTATTTTCGTACGCTTTAGTGTTAATTTTTTTAGCATCTATTTTAATAGAACTTGCTGCTTTTTTAGGATCAGCAATAGGTGACATTCTACCTTGTAAAGCATCATTCTTTTTATATGGAAGACCTGTTCTTTGTTTAACAGAACTGAAACCAGATTTACCTTGTTTAGAAACAGTTGTAACAATAACTTTACCAGCATTACGACCAGAAGAATTAGTTTCCGTAACAACTCTTGTGTTACCTTTTTTATCTTTGTAAACTCTATTACCTTTAACATATTCAATTAAATCTTTAGAGTCTTTACCAATTTTTTTCTTAGGAGTTGCTTTCTTTTTAGGCATTGCCATATTAGTACCATCCTGCGTTAACAGCACGCTGTTTGCGTGCATACTCTTCCAAATCAACAACCTGTCGTTTGGCTAAATCAATTGGTGTAGCAAAAGGGTTACGAACCCAAGTCTTGCCATAACTACCCTGCTGGTTTACATAATCCCTTAACTGGGTTTCAGCGAACCATAAAGCCATCGGACCATCCTGTTTATTCTTTGTACCAGGAGACCAAGTGATCAGTTGTTCAATAAGTGCTTTAACACCCTCAGACTCCGCTCGCGGAAACTCAATAAGAGCATTCCTAGCTGGCTTACCATCAGGACCATAAGAGCCAAACAAAGTACCAAGAGAAGCGACCCCGTATTCAAGGTCCATCTTGTTATTGCCCGTGTAATGTTGTACAAGACGAATACCCCTTGATTGCAAGAAAGCATTAATTTCTTCATCGCGAGTTAAAAACAATTGAAAAGCGTTCTTCTCAATAACCCAAACCGCAGGTTTATATTTCTCAGTCCAAGTAAAAATTATTTCACGAATACGCTGAGGTGTAGGAGCAGGCATACGGCTGGCATCCAACAAATAACGTTTCTTAGTATTACGATCACCACTGATAGCAACAGTGAAAGTGTCCCCAGACATTGCAGGGTCCATAGCACAAACAGTATAAAAACCAGAAACATCAGCAGGATAACCTGGGGCACCCGCAACAAGCGGACCACACCCACGCATACCATTAGCTGCGGCACGAACAAGTTCAGCAGAAAACACAGACTCAGATTCAACATCTTGCTGCTGGTAAACCATAGCCCAAGTTTTAGCATCTAAAACTGAGCGGCGTTGCTTTAGTCTAGTTCCATCCCATCTAGGGAAGAGGCCGTCTTTATCAGGATCCACAGGATCCCCAGACCAAGGCATATCAGACTTAGGCCAAAGAGTGACCCAATTTTCAGGTTTCTCATCAAACTCCAAAACTGCTGGCATCGCCAAATAAGTCCAAGGACTCTTACCCTCAGGATACCTGTCATTAGTGCGAAGCTCACGGTACATATCAATAGGATCAACCCGTGTACCAACAATAAGCAACTTACCTGTTGGACCGATACGTGTTAAGACTTCCTGTTGAATCCATCTTATCTGTTTTTCGTACTCACCAGAGTTAGACAAAGTCACACAGTCATCAAGAATAATCAAGTCGGCGCGGGCACCGTAAATTTGCCCACCAATACCAAGAGCTTGAAGAGTTGGGTCTTTTTCGCCGGACTCACGTTCAATATAAATTGCGTCCTGAGTCCACTTATCAGAAGTGGCCTTAAACCCATCAGCCGGTGCAAACCTTCTCTGAAGGTCCACATAGAACGGGCTGGTCAATCTTTGCTTAACAGCATACAAAAACTCTTTAGCCATAGTCTGTGTCTTAGACACAACCTTGATACGCACATTAGGATCAACACAGATCCTGTAAGTAATGTAATCAATAGACACCGTCATTGACTTGGCGTGCTCAGGAGGCATATTAACTAGCACATAGTTTTTAATACCCTGCTCAAACAACATAGAAGGATGCAACCAAGAAGGAGACTTATCCTCAATCAAATCAATAATGTTTTGCTGATGAGCAAACGTCTCAGACTTCATAAACTCTTTACGAAAATCCCTAAAAGACATATTCTTATCTTCATCAGAGATTTGGCCACCCCTGGCTTTAAGGGCGCGAACAAGTTTAACTTCACGATCAAAATCGGGGTCAGACTTAGTATAATAATAAAACGTCTTACTGGATTTACCAACAGCTTTACAGGCATCCTCAACAGAGAAACCCTTAGCTATCATCTCAAGCAGCCTGGACTTAGACTCAGTAGAATCCAAAGTCTTACCTGCTGCAAGTCTTAAATGGAGACTGTCCTGCTGTTTAGGCATAAGACTAGAAACTCCTCTAGGTAAAAGAATGGCCCGTCATAACAACTCATAAGGTAAAAAAATTTTTGTAAAAACCCCTAAGGAGCGAACCGAATGTAGTGAGTGAGCGACCTCGCTTCGCTTAGTCGCTGAGCGGAACGCCAGTGAAGCGAAGCTATCGGCCCTTTAGGGCCTCAAGCTCGGTAGAGGGGCGGGGCTTTAAAAAGCCCCTCTACTATATATAAGGCTGCAACAAACAAAAATGTTGCATACCCCCTTTGACCTGCAGTTATACACCCGTTTCTTGACACCCGACACGCCAAGATCGTACAAAACCAACCCACCAAGGTTTAGAAAAAATATCACGGAAGAGAGTATGTATGTCTGCCGGCCCCGATTTAAAACTCCCCCCTCAAAGTTGTATGTGTAAACCTATACTAGAGGGTTAGGGTTTACGGGGGGCGTGTGTGGGGGGCATAGTGCCCCTAATTTTAGGCATATATCTATATTTACAGGACGCGTTTGGTTTATTTATATAGTTATGAGGGCAATGGGGGCGACTATGTTGGGGGCGTATCGGGGGCTATTTTTGAGCTGAGCTGGGGGGTTTATTTGTTATCAAATCGTAATCAAATGAGCTTGATTTTTAAGAGCTGAGAGGGTAATTTTGTTTATGTGAGCTCGTGGGAGCTCGTAGATTAGGGGCAAGGTATGACTAAGTATTATGTGGCAAATGAGAACGGCGACTGGTGGACTATGGATAGTGAGTCTAAGTTGTTTGTTGTGGCCGTTGACGATGTGAAAGTTAATCTAGCTTGTGAGAGCTTAGGTTATGATGTGGAGGGTGATAAGTTCGAGCGTGTGTTGTGGAATATCGGGGACGCTGTCGCGCTTGTTGATTAGGCCGAAACGGGCGAGAGCCCGTCCGAGCGTTGGTCGCTCGCTGATGAGGTCAGGGATTAGGTTAGGGGTAATAAATGAGTGGCAAAGATGAGCAAACGGCTAGGATAGTGGAGTCTTTGGAATTTTTTGATTTCAACGAGGACTCTTTTGATGAATTTTGTGATATCTTTGAAGATAGGGATATGGCAGAATTTATTTAGTGTCGCTAGACTCTCCACGGGTTAGCTCGTGGGGGGTATAGTGTTACTAAGGGGTAACACGGGTTAGGGGTTAGGTAATGAAGATTAAGACGAGCACTTATAAGTACGGGCGCACTATTGCCGATGTCTATTCTAAGGGCTATTACGAGCTTGTGATTAAGACAACGCATTACGGCAACAAGTACACGGCCACTATTCAAGAGACAATTAAGGACGGGGAATTCTCCTTACCGTTGGAGGGTGGCCTATTCAAACTACTAGTGGAGAGGGTGGGCCGATATAGTGCCGGTGAATTAGGCAAAGTCCACGCGTTAGCCCAGTCCGAGGCCATAAATGTTTATGGTGATTTGATAGGTGAGAGGTGGAGCGCGTAGGATAGTTACGGGTTAATTGACACCGGCCGGATATTGTCCGGTGTCTTTTATCTCATAATTGCCGAGGTTTGGTATTGTGAGGGCAAGGGCAACGCGTAGGGTGCGTGTTGGTTAGGGAAAGGGTAAGACTATGACAACAACTAAAGAGCTAAGGTGCTCCGATCGCATCGGGGCAGAATTACAGGACAGGGCCAACTATGTAAAGGGTTTGTTGACTGGTGATGATGACGATTTAGAGGCGTTGAATAATTTGCCTCTATGTATTGAAACCAAACAGGAAACTACCATTACATTGTCGTGGGGTGGGCCGTCCGATTATTTACATATCACACACGATAACGGCGAGGTGTTGCGTGTTGTGTATCGTTTCTCGGACTGGTTTGATACTGCCATAGAGGAATTAGACGAGACTAGTCCCTTGTGGGATTATGCCGAAAATGTGATTAGTTGCCTCTAATTGGTTAAGTTTAGCCCCGATAGGTGAGCTGTCGGGGTTATTCTTAACTACTTAGCACGGGGCTATGTAGTTAGTTTAGGGAAAGGGTTAAAAATGATCGCAGAAAAAAACTACGAGGGTGCGTGGGTAGTGTCCGACATTGTTGGGGGCTATTTGGTAACGCGTAGGTATTACTATTACAGCAAGCGCGAGGCGTTGGCTATGTTTAGAGCTGAGGCGAGGGCTAATGCGTAACGACATCAAACTTACAGCGCGAGGCGAGCTGTTTGTGGACATTGTGAACGCGCTACTATTTTTGGCTATGAGTTTTGCGATAGTCAAGGCCACGGCCATTGTTGTAGTTAAATTAGGGCAATTTTTAGGGTTAGTATAGGTTTTATTGACAAGAGAGGCGCGCCCCTAACGCGTCTCTCGCTTACATATTGAAAGGGATAAATGGGTATGAGTGGGCAACGACAACGCGCTAAATTGCGTGTGGGGACAACGATAACGCGCGAGGACGGATCGCACCCGTATATTATTTGGTGCGCTAAATGCGAGACGATAACTTATGCCGTGAGCGCACGGGGTTATATGTATTACAAAGAGGCTACGAGGTTAGCTCGTAAGCATAGGTGCGATTAAATTGTTATCAAATTGTTATATAAATGTGCTTGACTACAACGGCAACGCGTGACCATAATGGGTTTAGTGGCATAAGCTACTAATTAGGAGAGGCTAGGGATAGCAAATGACAATAAAAGAAATTGAGTTAGATTACACCCTCAATACACTTGTGGGTTTAATGAAAGATAAATGGGGAGATAACGCTGTTGAGGCTTTGGCAGGTTTGTTATCAACTGTTGTTACGGATAATCAATTGAAAGTTTTGATTGATAATTTGCGTAATGAAATGGGTGCATAATGAAAGTTAAAGACGCAATTAAGAATATGCAAAGTCATAACCCCGAAGACGAGATTGTGATTTTGTATTGGACAAAAGATATATTTGATGATGAGGATAACCCGATCACTGATGAG